AGGAAAAGCGCCGCGGACATCAGCGAGTTGAGCCGCGAACCATGGACTTGGGATCCAATTTGGAATCAAAATTTGCGTCCCGAAGACGTATGGAGCGCGAAGCGGGCGATTCAAGCGGAACAAACTTGGACACCGCTGGATTTTTTTCTGTCCTTATCCCTTGCGTTGGCCTCGCGTTTTCAATCTTTGGCAGCAATTACACTTCTGTTGTTGTCAGCTTTGTCATGCTGTACATGTTGCTTGTCATCATGCCCCGCTATCAGCAAAAGGCGGCGGCTGTTCTACGCGCGCTGGAGTCGAGAGTACAACAAAATGTGGAGGATTCTGTTTCCCGTGCTGCTGGAGCAGCAGACGATCTGCTACATGCTGCTGACGCTCGAATCACACGAACTCTGGCACACATTGACCAGCGCCTTGACCGTGTGCAACCTGCTTTGAATGTCGCTCATGCGATGGCTGGCTCTGCGCCAGTGCAAAACCCTCCCCAAAACTCCCCCCCAAACCAAACACCCGCCCCGGTAGCTAGTAAGACAATTGTCGAAGTAGCTCTGGGAATTACACCAACTCAAGCGGTCGGATACTCTCTGGCTGCTGGAGCCCTTGCTGCTATGGCTTTTATGCCTCGCGAAATCGCTGTCCAAGGAGAAAGCGATAGCGAGCGCACGCGCAAGGTGACCAAAAATAACCTCCCCCTCATTCTTGGTGGACTGGCGTCCTACATGGTGGCTGACGAGAAGTCAAATTCCAACCCCATGCTCGCGTCTGCAGCGCACCTCAATGCTGCAAGAACGTGGGCCAGCATGCTTACTGATATGCACGGACAAATGGACACCAAACCAATGGACACTACTCTTTCAATCTCTCCGCCTGCCGAGGCTGATAGCCCCGCGGATGAGAAGAAGCAAGTGAAAATTGATGAGGCCAGAAACAAACTCTATGGATCTTTTGTGAACCCGAACGCAATCAAAAGGGAATCAGACGATGACAAAATGACTGTGTCTGTTTATGCGATCGCTCCGGATGGAAGTGCTTCCATGTACCTACGACGATTTGACAAAGGATTCTACACCCCTGGATTCGTCAAGGAAGGTGAAACTTACACTTTCGTCACTGATGATTTCAAGGTGTATCATACACTCCCCTCCTGCGATGGCTTTTATCGCGCTTTCTCTGCGATGCATGAGAACCGTAAAGGCCATTGTGAAAAATGCCGAACCTATGGCTGCTCTGGTCAGAGCAACCGCCTTCAGTCGGCTGCAAGAGATTCTGGCTTTCCCAACCGATTCATGTACATTGCAACCGACATCACGGGAGTTGCTGTTCCAAAAGCTTCAACATTTATGGCTGTCGGCTTGGGACTTGCTGCTGCAGGCGTTCTTGGATACAAGTATGTAACATCAAATGCGGATTTGTGTCCTGAGTGCAAGAAGAACACTCGCACTCGAAGTAAAGCCACGGGTAAACTTTTCACTACATGCAGCCAATGCTATCACTTGATGGACCCCACAATCAAATTTGAAGCTGCCATTGAAATTGTTGATCATTACGTCAAAACTGGACGAGATGATTACAAAGAAGAGGTTCGCACACTCTACATTCCCTGCCGTTTCTGCTCGGAGTTGTATTGCGAGGACCAACACTACTTTTTGCAATTTCTTTCCTTCTTCGCTGGCTTTGCCACAAGTGCATCCACTGGCCTTCTGAAGAACTTTCTCCAGTCTCCAGTCCTGATCGTTCAGGGCAATCAAGTTGACGGTCG